CTTCTGCATTGCGGCGTGAAATTCCATCGGGGATACGAAGTAGTATTCAAAACTACGATCCCCAACGGACGGCCCAGCGTGCGGATCAGATTTGTGGGATACCCCGATTTCGGATGTCTTGTGGTGTGCTGGCATTGTGTATTCCTTTCATGTGTTGTCAGGCCAAAACGATTTTTGATGTGGGGTTAATGTGTATCCGTAGATACGTTTGAAAGTTTCTAATCTTCTAATACGTCTTAATTGGGTATGTAAAAGCAGATGCTCTATTGGGTTGAATACCCCATCTTCAATGATGCGGTGTGCTTGATGGCACGAACCCAAATAGAAATCCTCAGGATATGAATCCATCTGGACAAGCAAAGTCAGGATAGGTTGAGAGCAGAAGGGGGAAAGGATTTTTGTTAGTAGCTTCATTGTGTGTCCCTTTCTGTCTGATTACTTAGTTTCTTGTTTTAGGGTTTCAGTAATCAGCCTATCGATATACCACTGGGCTTTTCGTAAATCTTCGACACCTCCTTTATGTTTCCATCGCCATAAGTATTTTATGGCATTCGCTGTGCAAACAGCTTGCAAACCTTCAAGGCCAACAGTAGCAGCGGCCAGAGCGTCTATGCACTCAATCGCCCCTGCGGTGTAATGTGATGGGTGATTAACGGAGTCTTTCATGGTGAGTATCAGCGGGGTGGGGTGACACCCCGCCAACCGAATCCTCTTAGTGAACTTCGTGGATTTCTACGCCAGACGCAATCGCGTCAGCAAGCGAAACCATATCCTTAGCATTCACAACGTCAACCTTGAAATGCTTACCCACGATGTAGTCAAGAGCCGAAGACTTAGTTTTGGCCTTGACATAAACCTTCTGCTCATTGCTGTCAGTGACAACATACAACTTGATGGCGCGGGGGCGACGATTATTTTCGGACATAACTACCTCTAATTTAGTTGGAAAGTCGAAGTATACCAACCACCTGAGTTTCCGCAAGTGGTTTTACCCCTCAATGTTTGACTGAATCCGGAATAACATCCGCAACCATGCCATGCAATTCCCCTTGCAATTCCTTAGCTAAGGTTTCTGCAAGATCCCAACTAAGTTGTTTCACAGGGTCGGGGATCTGAAGGAAGTTAGTCACGAAAGCCCACGGCATTCCAATTACAGACAATGCACAAATCTTAGAGATGACGGTATGAGTCTCTGTCATCCCGTCTTCGCCGAAAGCTTCCAGTACGGAGGCTTTGTAGTCTTCGCCAACCTTGTCGGCCACGACCATCAACTGATAGTAAAGTTGAAGAATCTCTTGCCGAATTTCGTAGCTCATCTGAATAGGGTGCGGAGTAAAGCTTCCTTCTTCCCATTCGACATCCACCAAATCCTTAGTGCGGGGATCGGTGGGGTTCTTAGATTTCTTTATCACTTGCGTATCCTTTAGGTTGTCCAGCGGCACAGAGTGCCTCAACTAATGCCAATGCCTGTTCAGAAGGCCCGTCAATTTCCACTCGCACGCCGTTAATCCTTGCAGCGAAGTACAGCCCTACACCTGCCACTTCCCCAGATTCATACGCATTAGCGGTGCGTATCTCGGCGTCATTCAAATCACTTTTTCGGCCAGCCATCGTAGTTACCTTTCTTTGGTGCGTTATTAGGATGTAACACCCAGCGATCTCCTAAAATTTTCAACGCCCTTTGGCGCTTCTCATCCAAGTCTTCTACCCCCCACACCGGGGGAGCTTCCTTTCGCAGTAGAAACTGCCGCAAATCGGTCAGCTTAAGATTAGGTTTCATTTTTCCTCCTCGTCCGCATATGGTGCGAACTCCTCAAAGTCGTCCTCCCTAAACGTCGCCAATATCCACTGAATCTCAGCGCCCTCGGGCAGCGTCGTTGCACCTTCCGGCAGGCGCGGGCCGCGATACTGACCCACTAGGATCTCCTCAGAGTGGCGAGAACCGCACGGGTATGCGTGCACGATACTGGGAGTCAGCGATGCGTTGATGCGGTTAACGGGGAGTTCGATACCCAACAACTGCGAGAAAACCGCAGCGGTGCCGGCGTGACCGATTGCCGATTCGACTTCGCAATTGACCGTCCTTTCCGCGAGAATCAAAGTGCGGGCCTGCTCCAGCGTCAACCGCCGGAATGTAACGCTGCCGACCGCCACCCACTCGGGCAACATGTTCAAACTAAAAGAATTACAAATGTACATCACAGTTCCTCCGCTTCTTAGCTTTCATTCTTAGTTAATTCTAGATGCCATGCGGGCGTACCGCTAAGTATTGCTTCCATGTCTTCATCTAGGATTGAACCGTCGTAGACAAACGCGACACCTCCTGCCTCGTTAATCCTCTGCAACTCCCGGCGTTGCAAAGCGGTGGTGTTCCCCGCCTTACCTTCCGCCTTGCATTCAATGGCGAAGAATCTCCCCTGCCAACATCCCACCACATCAGGCACACCAGCCCTGCCGTATCCACCCGTTGCCGGAAAGAACATGTAAGGTCTGGGTTCCAGTGAGTTAAGGAACTTGACCAACTTGTACTTCACTTTTCCCTCGGGAGTCACGGCCATAACGCCCCCAATTCCCAGAATTTAGCAATTTCAATTCCGGCACCGTCTAATAAGTATCCAATTAGGAAACTCATAACCGCCCAGAATATAAACTCTTCCCACCTCATCACTCAGCCTCTTTTATTTGTTTCAATAAGAATCTGATTTCACAAGAGAGTGCATAACACTCTATCGGTGCGCCCCGGTCTTCGACTAAGGCTTTGGAAATCTCTTGCAGCCTATGGAGGTGTTCTCCAAGCAAGACGTATGTGGATCGCTTCTTGATTTTCATTGTGGTTCTCTAAGGTTTACTGTGTCAATTCTAACGTCTTAAAAAAGCCCGGTTACGGAACCGGGCAAAGGACACGACAATGAGATTAGAGTTTATGTTGGCATTGACTTAACGTCAAGACCCTCGATGTGAAATATCTCCCCGAATGCAACACCGGGAGTATCAATCATTGTCCCTATCTCTGGCACCCGAACTCCCATCCCCGTCATCTTCAAAATCTCATACTTAAGACTGAGGTTTTCGGGAAACTCGTTTGGGCTTAAATAAGACTGAGGTGGGGTGATTCCCTTTTTGTGTCCTTCGCCCGCTGTGAACAGCCGGAAGTCCCCGTTGAAAGTCTTGTACAGCCAATGCCCGGAAGTCTTAATCCTGATCCGCGTATTCCGTCCATCTCGCACACGTTCAAATCCCTTGGTGAACTGAGCCAAGGTTTCTGTAGGAATCTTACTTACCATCTTCTTTAGATTCCCCATCCAGTCCTGCTCGTCGTCCATCCATGAGGTCTCCCCTGCCTCGCTCGTGAAGTGCTTGAGCAGCGGATACAGAAGCTCAGCGGCTAAGCCTGCCTCGGTAATCTCAAAACGATGCGTCGCTTCCTTGAGCGGGGTCTCCCATTCAGCGTTGTGGACAAATAGCAGTGGGTGCTTCTCGTTGTCATGCAGGATGTATGCAATGTACCCCTCAAGCTCCCGATATATCTCCATCGGCTTTGCCTGCGTGAACGTGTCCTGTGCCCGGATCACAGCCTTGTCGAGGTCTGAGGTATAGGTCTGGTTGGCTTGGATGTAGTCCACCAAACGGTTGCGGCTGATGTTCCTAGATTCTATGACCACAGAAGGAACCGAATCGACCCGTCGCCAAGTCAGTCGGCCCATGTAGTCCCCGGCACGGTACACCACTAGACACCTCTCCCCGCGTGGGACAAACCGAAAGTTTTGTTGCGTTTGGGCTCGTAGACAATGCTGTCGGCCCGGACGCAGTGGTGAAAGTCGGCGGTCTTCCAGTTAAAAGGGATCGTGTTCATGTCATGTCGTCCTCGTGTGTGTGGGGGGAACTGGTTAGAGTGATGAGCTAGGCGAAGGCAGTACGGCGAAGAGATACCCCAGCTTCTTAATCTCCTCGATCACTGAGCGGGTCAGGGTAGTAGACCCAGCGATACGGGCGAATGCTTTGGCGTCGTCGCACACCGGATAGATAAGCTCGTTGCCGTAAACATGCTTGATAGATACCGTTAAGACTTTGTGGCTCATGTCCATCGTGTAATTCCTAATCTTAGATTGTTGTAAATATCGTTGTTGATACAGTGGGGCAGTGCTCCGATTGACTGCCCCACTGCCCCGTTGTTAGACCTCGATGGGGAGCGCCCATCCCACAGTCGGCGTGAACTGTGCGAAAGAGTTATCCGTCACACACCACAGCGGAGCGGGAAGCTGAGACCAGTCGCCCTGCCCACCGAAGTACCCATCGGTCAGCATCAGCACACACTGAGTACCCTCAACCAGACCATGCTCGCGCAGATACTCGGGCACACACGAGGGGTCAGTACCGCCACCACCCTTGGGCTTGGTCGTGTTAATAAGAGTGCCGTAGGTCTGTGCGGTATAGGTCTCGGTCGATTGCACACGGCCATCCCAGTACACCAACACCAACTCCTCGGGGCACACATCCTCCACGACCTTCTGCACATTGCCGAGGAACGCCGAGAGCAGCGGGCCTTGGATAGAGCCGGAGGTATCGATACCCACCACGATGCGGCGAAAG